CCGCATTGGTGCGCCCCTCGGCGATCGCGGCGGCCTGACGTTATGGGGCGACAAACCCCAGGAACACCGGCTTTTAGCCGAGCATTTGACCGCGGAATTCCCCGTGGAAGTCACCGGTCGGGGTCGGACGGTGTCGGAATGGAAATGTCGGCCGCATAAACCGGATAATCACTGGCTAGATTGTGCGGTAGGGGCGACCGTGGCGGCGTCAACGCTTGGAATAGCGTTGCCAGGTACGGAAACCGTGGCAAAACCACGGCAAAAAGTGAGCTGGGCCGAAATCCAACGGCAAAAGCGGGCTAGTTATGGCCGATAATGGGATTATTTGCCCGCGTTGCGGCTGCGCGGACCTCCGCGTAACGCATACGGTGCGAAAACCAAATCAAATCACACGTTACCGACGGTGCAGGCATTGTCAGAAAAAGTTAATAACTTATGAAACAGCGCCAGAAAATGCTATTAGTAGCATTACTTTAAAAAAGTTGTAACTTTTCCTTCCCATGGTGCGCCCTATTGGTTACAGTTTGGGTATGGCAGACATTGCAGACACACTTGAAACGGTCGCCGGCCAACCTAAAGAGGTTCAGGTTGACGGCCAGATTGTAAAATCTCAAGACTTGGATCAATTGATCCGGGCCGACCAGTATTTGAAATCCAAGGATGCCGCAAGCAAGAAAACCTCAGGATTGAGGTTCGTAAAGTTGTCCCAACCTTCAAGCGTGTAAATGCTAAACTGGTTGAGAAAACTTATCCAGCCAACAACGCGGACCATCCGGCGGCCCGTTCGCGCACGTTATGACGCGGCGCAGACAACCGATGAGAATCAAAGGCACTGGGCGTACTCCGATTCACTTTCGGCCAAGTCGGCAAACACGCTTACAATCCGGCAAACACTACGCAACCGGGCCCGGTACGAGTTCGCTAACAATGGCTATTGTCACGGGCTCATTATTACCCTGGCGAATGACCTGATTGGCACAGGGCCGAGGTTGCAGGTACAAACCGACGACGCCGATTACAATCGGGCCGTCGAATTGGCCTGGAGCAACTGGACGGCGGCGGTCGGCCTGGTCGACAAATTGCACGTAATGACCCAGGCGAAAAAGCGGGACGGTGAAGCGTTTGCGGTTTTCGTCACAAACGAAACCTTACCAAACCCTGTCCAAATTGACCTTCGACTAGTCGAGTGCGATCAAGTGACCACGCCTACAGGAATGCTACCGTCGATCAATGACGATGGGCTAGTATTTGACGCCTCGGGCAATGTCGTTGGCTTTCACGTGTTGCGGTTTCATCCCGGCGATACCTATTCCGGCACGTTGAATGAGTTTGACACGCTACCGGCCCGAAGTGTTATTCACTGGTTTCGGGCCGATCGGCCTGGTCAATTTCGCGGCGTTCCGGAAATCACGCCGAGCCTACCTTTATTCGGTCAACTTCGGCGGTATACCCTGGCGACCCTGACGGCCGCCGAAACCGCCGCCAACTTCGCCGCCGTTCTCGAATCACAGGCCCCGCCTGATGGCACAACCGAGGAACCGACCCCGTTTGAAACGCTCGAAATCGAGCGCGGCATGATGACCACGTTACCCGCCGGGGCCAAGTTGTCGCAGTTTGCCGCGCAACATCCAACAACTCTTTACCAGGAGTTCAAGCGCGAACTTCTCAAAGAAATCGGGCGGCCGTTGTCGGCCCCGTTCAACGTCATTTCCGGGGATAGTTCGCCTTACAACTATTCATCGGCCCGGCTGGATCATTTGCTCTATCGCCAGGCCCAGCGGGTCGAGCGGGACCATTGCCGGCGGATCGTACTTGAACGGGTCTTTCAAGCGTGGGTGGATGAGGCGCAAATGGTTCCGGGTCTGTTACCGTCCAGGCCCGGGACCAGCGCCGATTTGCCGCGCGATTGGATTTGGCCCGGGGCCGAGGCCATCGACCCAGAGAAGGAAGCAAAAGCCGACACGGAACGCCTGGGCAACAACACAACAACCCTGGCGGAGATCCTTGCCGGGTACGGGCAAGACTGGGAAAGTTTTCTCCGGCAACGGGCCCGTGAACAACAACTGATTACTGAACTTGGACTAGGGAGCAGCAATGGCGCGACTAGCAGCCAAAATGCAGCCAATCAACCTAACGGCTGAATCGGTTGAAATGGATCTGGTCGCGGCCGCAACCGGGGCCGACGGCGGCCTTAAGCGGTTCACCATGACCGCCTACACCGGCGCGGCAATGCAGGTGGCGTATTATCAGCACCCTGTAGTGATCGACCTGGCGGGAATGAAGATCAAAGCTGCCAGGAAACCAATTCTTAGGGACCATAACCCGGCGCAAATCGTAGGACACACGGACGCCGTTAGGGTCACGGATGGCCCGACGCAATCCCTGCAAGTTACCGGCGTCATTTCCGGTACGGGGCCGGCGGCCCGGGAAGTCGTCGACCTGGCGGCGAACGGGTTTCCCTGGCAGGCGTCGGTAGGGGCCTCGGTCGATCGGATTGAATTTGTTGAGCGGGGTCAATCGGCCAACGTCAACGGGCGATCTTTTTTCGGCCCGTTGTACGTCGCCCGAGCAACTGAACTCGGAGAAGTTTCCTTTGTACCTATCGGAGCGGACAACAACACCACGGCAAATGTTGCAGCACAACACAAAACCGGAGTAAACATGGAATTTGAAAAGTATTTACAGGGGGCCGGGTTTGACCCCGACCAACTTACCGACACGCAACGGGCGTTACTTCACGCGGCTTTTCAAGCCGGTCATTCCAAGGCGCCGGCCCCGGTGGCAACGCCGGCCCCGGCGTCGTCGTTGGATGAAACCTTTGCCCGACTCAAAGCAGAAAAGGAACGTGAAGAACGCGTGGCCAGAACTTGCCAGGCCGCAATTCAGGCCGGGGCCAACATCGAGGAAATCGAACGCCTCGGCCGGGCCGCCGTGGAAAATAATTGGGACCTTAACCGGGTCGAGCTTGAAGCGCTCCGGCTGACCAGGCCGGCCGCGTCAAGGTTTTCCGGTGGGGTGATCTCCCGGAGTTCCCGGGCGGCATCGCCCAAGGTGATCGAGGCCGCCGTGCTGTCCGCGGCCAGGTATGAACACCTTGAACGGGACTATTCGCCCGAGGTACTGGAAGCCGCGAACGAGCAATGGCGTCACGGGCTCGGCCTGGGCGAACTTGTATTGACGTTCGCGCGGAAGAACGGCTACCAGGGTTTAACCTTATCCGGTGGCCTGGCGTCGGCGTTGCGGTCGGCCTTTGAACCGCGAGATATGGATATTCGGGCCAGCATCGACGGGACCTCAAGCTATAGCATCAGCGGCATCCTGTCGAACGTCGCCAACAAGTTTTTACGGGTTGGTTTCGAGTCAGTCGAGCAATCCTGGCGACCCATTACCGCCATTCGGGCCGTCCGCGACTTCAAGCAAATTTCTAGCTATACGCTTACCGGAGCCATGGTTTATGAGAAGGTTGCACCGGGCGGGGAAATCAAACACGGTAGCCTGTCCGAGGAAACCTACACTAATAAGGCCGATACCTACGGCCGCATGATCGGCATCGACCGCCGGGACCTGATTAACGACGACCTGGGGGCCCTGTCCTCCGCCGGCCGTCGCCTGGGACGCGGCGGGGCTCTGAAACTGAATGACGTTTTCTGGACGGAGTGGCTGGACAACTCATCCTTCTTCACCTCGGGCAACGCGAACTACATTTCGGGAGCCACGACCAATCTTTCCAGCGAAGGTATGCGGGCTGGCCTGGAGAAGTTCCGCAAACTGACCGACCCGGACGGTATGCCGATGGGCCATACGCCGCGTTACCTGGTGGTTCCTCCGGAACTTGAAGTTATCGCCATGGAATTGTTCACGTCGACCAACTACAACACCGGCGGCGCCGCGACGACCGAGAAGGTTCCGAACCGAAACATTTTCGCCGGGAAATATCTTCCCGTTGTGAGCAATTACCTCAGCAACTCGAGCTATACCGGGTACAGCACGACGGCTTGGTATTTGGTCGCCGACCCGGCCGACGTTCCGGTCATTGAAACCGTGTTTTTAAACGGCGTGGAGTCGCCTACGGTTGAAAGCGCCGAGGCGGAAATGAACCAACTCGGAATATACCTTCGCGGTTACCATGACTTTGGCGTCAAGAAACAAGAAAAGCGCGGCGGCATCAAATCCAAGGGCGCGGCCTAATACTGGGAGAAAATAACAATGGCACTTGAAGCGTATTACAAGCAAGAGGGGTGGATGAGGGACTACACTCCCGACGCCAACCTAACCGGCGGAACGGTAATACAGATGGCCGACGGAACCGCCGGCGTTGTGGTTACCGATACAGACTCGGGCAAACTTGGCGCGGTTCGCGTCGCCGGACATTTCACCGTGCCGAAAACCTCGGGCGTAGTCATTCTGGACGGCGGCCAGGTCTTTTGGGACCATTCGGCAAATGAGGCGACCTATCGACAGGTCAGTGACCGGGATTTTTATTTAGGCACGGCCGTAGGTGACGCAGCCAGCGCATCTACGACAATGGTTGTAGACTTTAACCGCCGGCCACACTACAAGGTCGATTTCTCCGCCGATAGCGTTGCCAACTCGGTCATCGTCGGCACGGCCGCCGCGGGCGGGTTCGGATATCCGATAAGAAAGGGCGGCGGCAATAGTTTCCTTATCACGTCGACAAATGAAGCACAAAAAGCCGACCTGTTAAGCGTTCAGGGCTGGGCAACCGGAGCAAATGCGATCGTCGAGGGCGCTTTCCGTGTTGTTTCGGACGGGTCGGGCACGGCAACCGACGTTAACCTAGGCTGCGCGTCGGCGACTCATGCGACCGATGCCGACTCGATCGCCGAAAGCGTGTTCATTCACTTGAACGGGAACGAAGCGAACATCTACGCCGAAAGCGACGACGGGACGACCGAGGTCGCCGCGACCGATACGACCATTGACTATACCGAAGGGTCGGCGTTATCGACCCGGGTAGAGTTCTGGATGGATATGCGCGACCCGGCGAGCGTCAAGATCTACATTAACGGCGCCCAGGTGTTAAGCGGGTCAACCTTCAACGTGTCGGCCGCCGTCGGGCCCTGGTTCCTTTTGGCGCACATTGAAAAAACCGCGTCAACGGATACCTACGAACTGTCGGTCGACTGGCTCCGCGTTCGGACCTCGGAGAAGTAATGGCCAACATGGTTTTAACCGGAATGTCTGTCCTGGCCGAGCAGATTGGAACCCACGCGTCGAATACGGTCACGTATTCACGCGGGGGCCAGTCGGTTAGCCTGGCGGCCGCCCCGGGAAGAACGAACTACCGAATCGCCGACGATTACGGGAGCCGGCTTGAGTACGGCGATAGGGATTATGTTATTCAGGTTGCCGTACTCAAACTGGGCGGAGTGGCGACCAGGCCGGAAGTTGGCGACCGAATAACCGAGGCCGACGGATCTATCTATGAGGTTCTGACGGCGTTCGGCGAATCGGCCTGGCGGTATAGCGACCCGCAAAAATTCGCCTACCGTGTCCACACAAAAAAGGTCGGGTGATGGCGGCCAAAATCGTAACCCTGGCGAATGAAATCGTGTCTCAGTTGAACACGGATTTTGTTGGGACATTTACGGCCGTCAGAAGTTACCGGCCGGCGGCCAAACTGGATGACCTGGCGACCGTCGCGGTAACCGTTGTTCCAAAAAGCATGGAATATCAGCCAATGTCGCGGTATTTCGAGCAGGTCGATCACACAATAGAAATCGGCGTGCAACAGCGCGTAGCGACGACGGCCGACATTGACAACAAAACCGATCTGGTCGAGCAAATCGGCGAAAGCCTACGCCGATCGGTATTCACTTCGGGGGCCGATAAATTTCACGTTCTAACTGTCGAGGTTTCCCCGTTGGTTGCAATTGAGCATTTGGACGAACTTAACGTCTTTTCCTCGGTCGTTACCGTCACAGCGCGGGAGGCCCGAGCAACATGAGTTACGCTTTCGACCTGGCACTAAAGAACGCGAAGAAGAACTTTTTTGACCGGGCGGCCGTTGTCCGGGCCGTGACCTCGGCCAACGCGAAAAACCTACGCCGGGTTGGGGCGTATATCCGCACAAGAGCACGGTCAATAATAGGCAAGCCAAAAAAAGGAACCTCGGCCCCGGGCAAGCCGCCTCATTCGCACGTCGGGACCTTGAAGCGGTTCATCTTCTTCGGCCTTGACCAACGGAAAGAGTCGGTCGCCATCGGTCCGGTGTTGGTCAAAGCCAATACCCAAACGGCTCCAAAGGCCCTGGAGTTTGGCGGGCCCTCGGTCGGGATCAGTCGAGGCCAACGCAAGGTAAGAAACATACGGGCCCGGCCGTTCATGCGGCCGGCGCTCGAGGCTGAACGGAATAACATTCCTGAAATTTGGCGCAATAGCGTGAAAGCGAGGTGATAAATGGCAGTCGTCGCGGGATTAAATTGCAAACTTTATCGCAATACTGGCACTTACGGGTCGCCGACGTGGAACGAAATAGTCAACGTCCGGGACGTAACCCTTAATCAGACCTCAGATTCTGCCGACGCCTCGAAGCGCGCTTCCGCGTTCAAAATAAACGTGGCAACGCTCAAAGATTTAAGTTGTAATTTTGAAATGGTATATGTGAGCGGCGACGACGACTGGACTACGCTTAAGACCGCATATTACGGGTCGACCGTAATCGAGTTCGCGGTTCTGAACGGCGGGTCGGCCGTGTCGGGTACGCTTGGAGTACGGTTTTCCGCGCAGGTGAAAGACTTCACGATTTCACAGGGACTAAACGACGTCGAAAAAGCTGCTGTAGTGTTGACCGTTGCTCAGTCGAGCAATGACCCTAGCGAGATGACCGTTGCCTAATGCGGACATTCTGTGACAATCGCGGCCGCGTTTGGACCCTGGTTATAAACGTAGCCGCACTGAAAAGAGTAAAAGCCGCCGTAGGCGTCGACTTGGTCGCGTTAATTGAAGACGGGTTCAAGGGGTTGGACCTTTTGACCCGCCGCGACGTCATCCAGTTTGTCGACACGCTCTATGTTTTGTGTCGCGACCAGGCGGAGGCGGCCAAAGTTAGTGATGAGGACTTCGGGGCCGCGTTGTTTGGCGATTCACTCGCGGCCGCAACTGACTCGTTCATCGGTGAGCTAGTGGATTTTTTCCCTCAGGCACAGAGGGAAGCGATGACCAAGGCCCGAACCAAGATGGGCCTAGTAGAGAAAATGGCAATGGCCCGGGCGATGAAAGCGCTAGAAGAGATCTCGGAGGAAGAAGTTCTGAAGTCACTCGAGCAATCTATGAGGCCGCCGGAATTATCGGAATCGACCCCGGCCCCTTCACCTGGAGAGAAATAGTCTGGATGGCCGAGGGGCGGCTTAAGGCCGAGTGGGACCAGACCGCCCAGGTGATCGCACTACTGGCGAACATACACCGGGCAAAGGGCTCGGCGGCGATTCGGGCGGAAAACCTGAACCCGTACAGGAAACCGCAAAAGCTGAACAAGGAACAGACCGGCCGCGCGATCCTAGAAGCGTTTGGACTACGAAAACAAGGGGGGCCGACAAATGGCAGTTAGCGCGGCTAGCGTCAAAGCCGGGTCGGCCTTCGTCGAAGTCGGGACAAACAACAACCCGCTTCACTCGGGGTTGGCGGCCGCCCAAGCAAAACTGCGATCATTCTCGGCGTCGGTTCAGTCGATCGGTTCCCAACTGGTCGGGGCTGGCGTCGCCGGCGGTATCCCGTTGTTCCTCGGGTTAAGTCAGTTTGCCGACTTTGACCAGGCGATGGCCCGGGTCAAGGCCGTGACGGCCGGGATAACAAACAACGAATTTTCGGCAATGGTCGACGAAGCAAAACGCCTCGGCCTGGTCACGGCCTACAGCGCCCGCCAGGCCGCACAGGGTATGGGCGTCTTGGCCCTTGCCGGGTTGCGACCAAAAGAAGTTATGCAGGCGATGGCCCCGGTTTTGGATCTGACGGCGGCCGCCCAAATCGACGTCGCCCAGTCGGCTGATATTGCCCTTAAAGTCATGAAAGGGATGGGCTATCAGGCAAGCGAACTTCGGACGGTGTTAGACGTCATGGGGTCGGCCATGACGACCGCTAATACTGATTTGGTCATGTTGGGCGAGGCGTTCAAGTTCGTCGGCCCTATGGCAAAAACGGCCGGCGTAAGCCTAACGGAAATTACGGCCGGAATCCAACTTTTGAGCGATGCTGGCGTTCAGGGAGAAATGGCCGGAACAACACTTCGCGGAATGCTTCTTTCGCTGACTTCGCCTTCGGCCGAGGCGAAGGCGGAACTTGCCCGGTTGGGCGTTCAGGTCAAAGACGAAAAAGGCAACTTCCGCGGCCTGGTCGCCATTGTGACCGACCTAGAGCGAGCCCTTACCGGCGTCGGTACGGGCGACAAACTGGAATCCCTCGGGACGATCTTTCCCGCCAGGCAAGCCGCCGGGGCCGCCGAGCTGGTCAGCCAGGGCGGCGCCAAACTCCAGAAGTATTCCGACGCCCTCAAAAACTCTATGGGCACTACGTCGCGCATCGCGGCGACCCAGTTAGACACGCTAAAAGGGTCAGTCGAACTTTTGACAAGTTCACTCGAGGGCCTGGCGTTGTCGGCCGGCCAAGTTCTGGCCCCGATGATGCGCCAGATTGGCAACGTCGCCATGCTGGTGACCAATGGCCTGGCAAAACTGAACGAAGAAAACCCCCAAGTCGTCAAGACGTTTGCCATTGTCACCATGACGGCCCTCGGCCTGGGCGGCGCATTGCTCGGGCTGGCCGCCGCGATCTCGGTCGTTCAATTCGCGTTTACGCCGTTCGTCGTTGCTGCGGGTGCGGTGAGTGCGGCGATGGGCCTGGCGACCGGGGCGGTTGCACTTTACTTCAACAAATGGTTTTTCATGGCCCGCCAGGCTAGTTGGCTCTTATTCATCCCCTCGGTGCGGCGATGGGGAATGGAAACCAGCGATACGGTCGCCAGGGTCACGGCCGAGATGGGCCGCAACATTGCAAAGGCCGCCGCCGAAGTCATCGGCACTTTCCAGAGCATGAGTCAGGGAATATATGACGCCCTGGCGACGGCCGACCTAAAGACGGCAGCAAGTATCGCGTTCAAGGGAATCCAACTTGCCGCCGAACAGGCCTACCAGGGAGTGTTTGCCGGGTTTAGCGACTTCCGCGATGAACTTATTCACCGGGTTTCCCGGCTTTTTAACTGGGTTTACAGCAACTTCGAGACGGGCCTACGCGTCGTCGGCCGGGCCGCGACATTGAACACGGTTGATACCGGAGTAAACGAATCAATCTTACGCGGACGCGAACGGGACCGGCTATTACAAGAAGACCGACGCAACCAGCGAGCGGATACAGAACAGGGTCGCCGGGATCGCATTGACGCCCTTAAGGCCCAGATCGCGGCCGAGTCAGAGCGGGCCGCACAAAAGCGCGACCTAGAAGAAATCACCGCCTGGTTGAAGGCCCAGGTTGAGAACTTCAAGCAAGCCAGGACGGCCGTGAACAAGGGAATACCCGACGCCTACCGGGGCCTCGGCATGGTCGCCGGGGCCGAGGTGGCCGGTACGTTTTCTTCGGCGGCGGCCGGCCTTATGGGCGCCAAGTCGATCGGGGAAAAAATGGTCACCATCGGAAAGGAACAGGTTGACCAACTAAAAGGACTTCGGAAAGACGTCAAAGCCGGCGGAGCTAAGTTCGACTAATGCCAGTAACAACCTGGGAACTTGCTAACTCGCGTGAATACGATTATTCCCTTACCGGGGAAGTGTCGTTCGTTCGGCGTTGGGTTGCTACCGGGTCGGATACTGAATCGGATATTCATGACGAACTACGCAATAACGTCATACCGTTGCTTTTCAATGGCACGGTTTTGCAAACCTACTCGGCAACGCCACAAGGAAACGGGGTTTGGCTAGTCGAGGCCAACTATGAAGCAAAACTAAGGACAGCAACGACCGATAACACCGGGTCAAACCTGGCTTCCAGCCAGACCGGCGGACAAACACTGTCCGGCATGGCCGGCGAATATCCCATGTATGAGTTCGACACGACCGGCGGGACAAAACATATAACCCAAAGTCTATCGACGGTTAACAAGTACGCCCCGGCCGGGAAGACGGCCCCGGACATGAAGGGCGCCATAGGCGTTACCCAAGATTCAGTCGAAGGGGTCGATATTGTTGTTCCTAGTTGCAGGTTTTCCGAGACGCACTATAAGACCTTGGCCGAAGTTACCAAGACCTACGTGAATACCTTGATCGACAAAACGGGCACGGTAAACAACGCAACCTTCCGGGGCCGGGCCGCCGGCGAAGTTCTCTTCAAAGGTTGCACGGGCCGCCTAAAGAATTACGATTCTTGGGAATTAACCTACCATTTTGAGGTGAGCAAAAACGACACCAATATAACGGTCGGCGACATAACAGTTAGCACAAAAAAGGGCTGGAATTACCTTTGGATTCTGTACGGTACGTCGACCGATCAAAACAGGATTGTAAAGCAACCCGTCGCGGCCTACGTGGAAGAAGTGTATTCGTCGTCGGCGTTCTCAACTTTGCAGATAGGAAGCTAAATGAGTGAGACAAGAAAAGCTATCCCAGGCGAACCGTTGCGGATAGCGGCGAACACCTGGAACAAGCTAATCGACCTGGTCGAGCCAGGGTCGCGGCCTGGAGCCGAAACCTACGGAATCGGAGATTACCCGAGCGTTTTAAAAGTGTTGGTCAAATACGATACCGACGTACTTTCTATAGGCGGTTATGTTTTTAATCGTTTTGACGTTATAAGATTAACCGGACTAAATCCTTTTATTAAATACGCCGACGAAGAATCAGAATTTAAACAACGGCCTAATTTCATTGCCAATTATGTTAGTAGTTACCGCCAACAAATCGGCATATTATTAGAGCCAATGGAGCCAGGTGCGATAGCCTGGGCGGCGATCGCCGGGATTATTCCAGCCAGAATAGACATAATTGACGCGGGGCATACAAGGGCTAAACCTACCGAATACACGGGCGGAACTTTTAATAAAGGACATTTAACTTCGTCAAGAAATGGGCCTTGCCAGATTATTTGGAAGGAAACAGGAACAGGAATCAAATGGGGTTACGTTGCGTTACCAATGATGAGCCATTATATCAGGATGAGTGGATATACTCCGTCTTTATATTTAGACGAAATTGGATCAAATGAATTACGATTTAATTCAACTGATTTTAAGGTAAGCGCCCCTGATTATCCTTCCTCGGATATGGGCGCTTTTATTGTTTCGGCCAATCGCACAACAACTACAACATCCTCTTGGATGGGATTTTAATGGCTCTTGGGACATCTACGGCAACTGATTTCTTCGAGGGTTCCGCCTTCGGCGTAACCAATTCGACCACGGCCGTTACAGCTATTGCGGCGCCGGCATCCGGCAAACGTAGGTTGATTCGGTCTGTTAGCATACACAACAACGACACGGTGAGCGCTACGGTTACAATCCGGGTAGACAACAGCGGCACAAAATACATACTCCACAAAGAAGCGCTCGACTCCGGGAAACAACTTCTCTATGAGCGGGTTATTGTGCTGGCAGCTACAACGGAAAGCCTGGAAATTGTTTTGGGCGGCGCAATCACAACCAACCAACTGGACTATTACGCGGTCTACGCCGAGGTGAGCTAATGATTACAAACGACCTGTTACCTATTCCATTGAATACCACGGCGACGGTCGCCGTAAACGGAACCAGTACCGACGAAGTCGACCTGGGCCGAGGTCAACAGCTAGTCGGGATCTTTGTACCGTCTACGTTTGACGGGACGACGATAACCTTTACGGCCGCGTCGGAAACCGCCGGCACTTTTGTAACCGTTCAAGACGGGTACGGCGCAACGCTGACACTGACTACAACGGCCAGTCGGTACGTTCCCATTCCAAACCTAGCGTTAACCGCCGGGCTCAGGTATCTAAAGTTGGTTTGTGGTTCGACTCAAACGACAACTTCTACCGTATTCACCATTGTTACGAGGCCGGTCTAATGTTACGGCGTCATTTACTGGTTCCAACCCCGTTCAACCCGTTGCATTTTGCTCCCGCCCTCTGGCTCGACGCCAGCGACCAGGCCACGCTGTACCAGGATCGCACCGGCGCATCAGCTACAACGCTGGTATCGGCAGATTCAGATCCTATCGGGACGTGGAAAGACAAATCAGGCAACGCACGGCATGTTACAGCATCCAGCGACTCGAAAAGACCGACGTACAAGGTGGCTACACATAACGGTAGGTCATCTATTTATTTTGACGGGGTAAATGACAATTTTATTGTCACTTCTTCGATTCTAAGCGGTTTGTCAGGATACAGTATATTCATGGTGCGGCAATGGGAAGTTCCAGGGGCGGCGGCGGCTAATTTAGCCGGGTCCAATAACATCTTGGAATATGTAACGGTTTCGGCTGGATCAGTTACGGGGCGCAGAAGTTATATCAGCGCGGGGAATTATGGCTCGACCGCAACTTTATCACTTAGTTCAAGTGTTATTTCTATGATCTATGACGGAACCAAAAGCAATAATTCCACTAGACTTGTGAGACGAACGGACGGGACGCAGGATACTTTAACCTTTACAGGAACCATACCGGCTACGTCTGACACTCATACTAGTATCACGATAGGATCATTGACCGACGCCGCCAGTTGGTTCAAAGGGTACATACTTGAAATTGTCGTCCTCACATCGACGGCAACTACTGACAAAATAAGCCAAATGGAACGCTATCTCGGGAATAAATGGGGGATCACTCTTTTATGACTGATTACCTATTCAGAGTTCTTCTGATCGTACCTTCCGACCGAAAGGCCGGACTTGAAGCCTTCATTGCCGCCGAGTTCGACAATGCGGAATGGTTGGTAGCGGAATTATCGGCATCAGGTACAGCACCAGCGACACACTATATGACGTGTTTCGCTTGCACGTTGGCAGATACCAGCAGGTGGGCTAACCGGCTTGCAACGGATGGGGGCGTACCTTTGCCGCCGGAGTTCCAGTATTACAACGCTGACCAACGAATTGCCTTTATTTCAGCGGCAAGGGCGACACTGAAGGAAAACACTGGCGTGTCGGTTTACGTTTGTAGAAACGACCAGCAATGGTTCAACGTGTCGGAGATTCTGGAAGATGAGCAACTGGTTGTTATCGATGCAATCATTCCATGATGGTTGTTTGATTTTCGCTGTTTGCGTGTCGATGGTGTTCCTTTTTCGGCTGGGCTGGATCGATGATTGAAAGCCTGATGCGATGGTTGGAACCGCGATCCTTTGGTGTGCCAAGGTCAACGCACTGGCCGAAGGTGCGTTCACAGTATCTAGAACGGTGGAACTACTGTGCGGCGTGTGGACGACCGGACAAACTAGAAGTGCATCACATTACGCCAGTATTTGTTGATCCTTCCCTTGAATTGGAGTTGGACAACCTAATCACACTGTGCCGACCAACCTGTCATTTCCTGTACGGCCACCTGAACAACTGGAGGAGCCACAACGTCAAGGTACGGTCTGATGCGGCATATATTCTATCCCGGATAAACTCCAGACCGAGGGGGTGAAACGTGACGAATGGCATGATTGCTGGATCACTGTCAGCGGTCGCAGGAAGCCTCTTTTGTGTTTCCTATCGGTCTGCGTTAACTCTTGTCGCACAGGCCGAAGGCCCGCCCGGAGTCAACCGACTTACCGAGTTTGGCCTTGCTGGTTCACTTATGGCGGTGATTGTGTACATAGTTTATCTGCTTCTGAATCGAACACTGACGGGGCGGGAAACAGACCTGGCGTGGCATCGAGACGAGATGGCTAGACGAACTACTCTGTTTCAAAGTGTCATCGATGACACAAACAAGTTGCATGAGAAAAACATTGCTCATTTGAGTGACCGAATGACAGCGTCACTGGAAAAGATCGATGCCAGGCTAGGGTCCAGAACAGAAGATATTCTGAAGATCCTCGAAGCGATGCGAAGTGTGAACATGGTGATGGAAGGCGTCAAGGATATGCTGTCTTATTGTCGAGACGTACAAATTGCAAAAGGGCATACCGACAAGGATTAACAGTGAATGAGGAGAGCAAATGTTTGAACTAATGTTATTGGCCCTCCTGGGCAATCGGCCGGCTATCAAGGCCGAAAAAACCTATGAACCCTATAAATTGGTTCGCCTGGCGGCCGAAAACGTACCATCAAAGGCCGGCGTGGTCTGGAGGGTACGCCCAGGCCGCGACGTTGAAAAGTCAAGCCAACCCGACCGCACCAAACTGGAGTTTGTCGCCCCGCCGGGAACATACGACGTGGAAATTCTGGTCGTCACGGTTGCAACCGACGGCCAGGTTCAAATTGATGAATCAACCACGACGATAACGATAGGTTCCAAGCAACCCGACCCGCCAGGCCCTGGCGACCCGTTGGCCGAGGCGTTGCGCGGGATTTATGGCGGCCTTCAGGATTCCGACAAGGTAACTAAGGTCGCCGCCCTGGCGAAGGCGCACAAGCGCGGCCTGGAGCTTCTGGCCGACCCCGCAACGCAAACCGTCGGGCAACTCTATCAGGGTATGCGCGCGGCATCGACTCTGAATCCAAGCGATATCAAACCGATCCGCGACCGTATCGCGGAGGAATATACCCACGCGTTACCGACCGAAACTGAAACCGTTCTTTCATCCGAGCAGCGTTCGGCCGCCGCCAAACTATTCGGTCGGGTTGTTTCCATCTTGGAGGGCCTGAAATGAGTTCCCCATACGTGCCCGGTTGGGAATACCTTCCCCATGAAGTCGAGGTGGTGCGCGCCGCGCAAGTATACCCGAATTTTGCAATGACTCCGGCCGCGCAATCGGCCGCGGATCTACCGGCGGAAGCTTTTTTGTGGAAAGCCTACGAGAAAGTCACCGGCAAAAAATGGCCATCGAGGAATCAGGGTTCCGTAGGGTCCTGTGTAAGTTTTGGCACGGCGGCCGCGATCGAGGCGACGATGGCGGTCGAGGTAATGATGGGAGAGCCGGAGGAAATCCGGGACCTGGTGCAAGAAGTCATTTACGGCGGTTCCCGGGTCGAGGTTGGCGGCGGGCGTATCGGCGGCGATGGGTCGGTAGGGGCCTGGGCGGCGGAGTTTGTTCGCCGGTGGGGCATCATCGACCGAGGCGTTCACGGTCGATATGACCTGTCGTCGTACTCGGAGCGGACCTGTCGGGCCTGGGGTGACTCGGGAGTTCCCGACGACCTGGAGCCCGTTGTCAAAAAATATCCGGTCAAATTCACAACCCAGGTAACCAACTGGAAGTCGGCAAAGGATGCACTGGCGAACGGGTACGGTATCGCCATTTGCAGCAACCAGGGATTCACCATGCAGCGGGACGCCGATGGTTTTGCCAGGCCGAGTGGCTCATGGGCTCACTGTATGGCGCTAATCGGGTATCAAACGGGAAACCGGGAGGGAGGGTTTATTTGTAATTCATGGGGGCCCTCGGCCCATACGGGGCCTGGCGGCCTGGGCGAACCGCCGCCGTGCGGGTTTTGGGCCGACGCCAAAGTCGTCGACGGGATGCTAGGCCAGGATGATTCATGGGCTTTTAGCGGGGTCGGGGGGTTCCCGGCGCGCAAGATTAACTGGTTTATATAGGGGTAAGCTAATATGGAAAGATACCAAGACGTAATCGACCAGGCCATTCGGTTGGCCGAGGCCGCCGCAAAACTCACGGAAAATAAATGGGACGACGCGATCGCCAACGGCGCGCGGGCAATGTTTGAAAGGTTCCTAAAAGAACCCCGGGTTTACGGGGTATCGCATATTGTTCCGACGAACTTTGAGTCGGCCGCAATCCCGGTTTGGATCATGCCTCTGATTCTGGAGTTGGTGCGTTACCTAATGACCCTCAAAAAGAAAGAGGAAAACCAATGAACCCCCTAACCCAGAAAGGCAAGGTGATCCGAAATCTAACCGCACTCGCGGTTCTGGCTTTGGGCATCGCCCCTGGCAGGGTGAACGCCCAGGTCGCCGGCCTCATGTTTCTGTCGGGGCCGATTTATACTCCGGTCGTCGCGGTGTCCCATACTGGGCCGGTCACTATTCCCCTTGTGACCGTTGGGCCCGCGCGGCCGGCTATTATGTACGTGCAGCCAACCTATGCGGTTAACTCGGTTCCCATGCGGAACTATTCCGTTTCCTGCTTTGGTCGAGGCTGACGTTAACAGCTATAACGACGCGGTCGCGTCGGATGCGGGCCCCGGGGGTTTTCCTCGGGGCCTTTTTTGTTGGCAGTATACCGGGTAAATACCGGGTTGGGTGGCCGCGAATGACCGCCTATGGCCGACGACAACTGGACACGGTTGGTCCGTGGTTGTATACTTTTTTCCAAGCAATATAAGTGCGCCGACGGTATCTGCGCCATATTGCAACCCAAGCTAGTAGAAGGTTAATACCCTGGGTTCCTAAACCGAGGGTCACAGGTTCAAATCCTGTCGGGGGTAATCGACGTAAGTCGAACACTTCTAACGCCTTCTAATCGTCTTCTATAGAAGCTGCTAGCATGGGTGAACCCAGTCGAAACCCGGTAGACTACCGGGGAAAAAAAGGGGAACACCATGCCAAGGGGAAATCCGAGTTATCGGCATCACAGGCCGAGCGGCCAGGCCGTCGTGACCCTGAACGGGCGCGACTTTTACTTAGGACCGTGGAATTCGCCGGAAAGTCATGCCCGGTATGCCGCGGCGATGCGATCTTACCGCGAAGGTCGACCCGTCGAGGCGATCGCCGGCCCGGCCGGAATGACGGTGGCCGAGGCGGTCGTTGTCTATTGCGACCATGCCCGGAGATATTACCGGGATGACCGGGGAATTGATACCAGGCAATTCCCGCGCATACGCCGGGCGCTTGGAACCCTGGTAGAACTCTATGCCTCGGTCGCCCTGGCGGACGTTGGCGCCCGGGAACTCCGGGACGTCCAGGGTCGATGGGTCGCCCAGGGCCTCGGCCGAACCTATGCCAATCATTTATTGGTGGCAACAAAGACCGCGTTTAAATGGTTGGCCCGGGAAGGGTATTACCCGCCTAATAAGTGGGTCGAAATCCAACTGGTCGCCGGCCTGAAAGTCGGGCGGACCGAGGCCCCTGAATCGACGCCGACCGTTCCCGTTGCGGAAAAGGATCTCGAGGCGACCCGGCCGCACATGCCGGAAGTCATCGCGGCGATGGTCGACTTCCAACTACTCACCGGGGCCCGAACCGGGGAAGTCGTCGGGTTGACCTGGGAGCAAATCGACCGATCCGGGGCCGTCTGGGTTTACCGGCCGGCCAGGCATAAGAACAAATGGCGAGGGCAACCGCGGGAAATCATGATCGGCCCGAAGGCCCAGGCCGTTATATTTGGCCGGCAATCTATTTCCGGGCCCGTGTTTCAGCATGGCGGCGGGCCTTACACGGTTCAGGCTTATGCGAAGGCCATCGCCCGGATATGCCGCCGGGCCGGGGTTCCGGTTTGGCGGCCAGGCCAGCTGCGACACAATGCCGCAACCCGGATTCAAGGGGAACTAGGTTGGGACGTCGCCCGGGCTGTTCTTGGTCACCGAACCGTTGAAACAACGCGAATATATGCCGACCGCGACGCGGCGGCGGCGGCCGAAGCGGCGCGACGCCTGGGGTAAGAGAAAAACTTGGAAGACATTGGAAGACAATAGCGCCACCCACATTGACCGCGTAATTACTCGGATTACTATAGGTTCGTCAGTTAAAGGAAGGAAAAATGACGACCAAAACTTATACCCGCTTGCAATCACTTGCCGCTCGCGCCCTTGCCGAAGTTTTCTTCAATGGTGGATTGAGCGAAGACGTTTTCATTACCTGTGCAGAATCCGCCGGGGTTCGCGCCGAAATCCGAATAACCCGGACCAAGACCCTGACCGATTGCGAACGCGACCTACTCCAATTGCTATGCGGCCAGTCGGGTCCACGGACGCAACCGGAAATTTTCGCCGACGTCGACCAGGCCGGGATTATTCACGGCGAATCGACCATGCGGAACGCCCTGGCAGCACTCCGCAAGCGTTCCCTGGTCGAGGTCGGAGCTCGGGGCGGATTTCGGATAACCGCCATGGGCGAAGAAATGGTCAGGGCCTTCTAACGTCTTCTAAGTGACTTCTATAGAAGGCGAATATATTGGTCTTGCCCTCGGGCTCGGGTAAAACCGGGGCATGAAACCTGACCAGTTAATTCCTCTGACGATGGCGGCCGACCTTTTGGTTAGCCGCCTGGGAAAGAAACCAAGCCGCCGAACCTTACGCCGTTGGGCGACCGAGGGGCGCGACGGCCACAAAATACGCGTCATTCGCCTGGGGCCAACATGGTGGACCCGGCCGGAATGGGTCGCGGAGTTTATCCGCGATCTTTCAACGACCAGGCCGGCGGCCGAGGCCGGGCCTAAGCGGGCCCGGGTCACAAGGGCTCTCGCCGCACTGAAACAAATGGGAATCGGTAAGGAAACATCCCGCCCGGGATGACCGTGGGAAATAGACGAGCGGTTAGCGGTGCGTTGCCGCGCCCCGGGCGGGATTATTTTGCCTCAGGAGGGGAACCATGAAAGAAAGAATACGCGGTTTGCTCATTAACAATGGTCCGGGAACGGCGGCCCAGGTGGCAACCTGGCTAGGCGTCCCGGTCGGTAGGGCCGCTACCATGGCCGACGCGTTAACTGAACGCGGCGACCTCCGCCGCGATTTGGTGCAAGAGGGCCGAACGAGTTATTACCTTTACTCGGTTTCGAAGACGCCGGCCCCGGAACAATCCCGGTTGTGTATTACCAGGCGCGTAGGTCAATCGGTGGTGTTACAGTTGCCGGACGGTCGGGAAATGACCGTCTACCTCAGCGAGATTCGGACGGGAGACGCCCGGTTACATTTCATGGGGCCCAAAGACGTCAAGATATACCGCGATGAACTTCTTACCGGGGTACGCGGATGAACACCGAACGGGAAGTTATGTACACTCGGGCCGACAAGTACATTTTGCCGCATTGTCTGAAACATTACATTTGTTTTGCTTGTGATCGCGTTTGCATTATGGACAAACGGCTAGCCCAGCATTACGCGCAAGATGGCGTCGTTGCCCTGGGCGATTTCTTCGCCTCGGTCATATGGCCGGGACATATGCGGCCAGTGTGTGTGAAATGTCACAAAAGCAAAGAGGGATAACATGGAAGTGTTAGTATTTGCGGCCGCGTTGGCGGCCTGTCTGTTTTTGACCGGCCTTCCAGTGTCGGCAAGTATCGTTGGGTTGTGGTGCGTTATCAGTGTTGTTGTGTTAACTATCCAAGGGGAATGAAATGTCTAACATATCACCGGTACAGGAATGCAGGCGCATGATAATTACGCCTGAGCTTGCTCTAAATTGGATAACAAAAAACACAAATAACCGTCCTATGGACCGGGTAAATTTGGCCAGAATAAAAAAGGAAATAACTAACGGAAATTTTATTTTTAATGGCGATACGATAAGGTTTGATACCAATGGCAACCTATTGGACGGACAACATAGATTAATGGCAGTAATCCAGACCGGAATAAGTATTGAATCGTTGGTTGTGTTCGGAATAAGAGAGGACGCATTTACCATAATTGATACAGGAAAAAGACGGTCGGCCGTCGATGCGTTATCAGTGGCTAACTATAAAAACACAAGTTTATTAGCAGCATCATTAACGCTAATTGACAAATACTACACAAGCAGGGTAATGAAATACCCGCGTTATACGAATCGAGAAGTAATATGTTTAGCGGAAAAGTATCAAATTGATTCATACGTCAAAACGTGGGGAAGTAAGTGCCGGAATCGATTAATAGAAGGGTCTTTGGGTGTTACGTGCCAATATCTATTTCACAAAGTAATGGCGCCGGGAAAGGTTGATTACTGGCTAATAGAGCAAGCAATTGAAGGGGTGGATTTGCAAAAGGACTCAGCGGCTTTTGTGTTACACAATCGGCTGCTACAAGATGGATTAGTTTTTAAAGGCAAAATGTCGCGGGAATATAAATTTGCGCTAATCATCAAAGCGTTTAACGCTTTCGCCACTAATAAGCCAATTAAGTTACTGAAATTTATGCCAGCAGGCGCAGCGGAACCGGAAGCGTTCCCGGAAATTCACAACTTTAACAAAGGGGAATGAAATGTCTAACGAGATTATCGTAGTCGAGGAAATGCCGAAGGCCATCCGGGAGCGAGCGGACACGGCCGCAAAAGTTGCCCGGGATCTGGTATTACAGTCGGCCATACAGCTACAGGGGAAAAGGTACATCCCGGCCGAGGGTTGGCAATCACTCGCGGCCGTACTCGGATTGTCTCCCAAGATTGTTTCAGTGCAGGAACTCGAGAATGGCGACGTAATCGCGGTGGCCGAGATTGTCCGGGTATCCGATGGAAACGTGTTGAGTCGAGCCGAGGGATATTGCGGGACCGATGAGCAAGCCTGGGCCAAGCGGCCCCGATACGCCCGCCGGGGGATGGCCCAGACCAGGGCGATATCCCGGGCCTGCCGATCCTGCCTGTCCTGGGTTTTGCCCCTGGTCGACCGCGACTTGGAAATGACGCCGGCCGAGGAAATTCCGCAACATCAGCAAATCGAAGTCAGGGTCGAGACGCCCAGGCCGGCCGCCAATGGGTCCGCGGTTAATGGCAACTGGACAACCTTTATGAAGTTGTTCAGGGAGGCGAAGAAACGGAAGCTGGTCGACGAAACATGGCAGCGGCGGGTACTCGATCGTTTCAACGTGGGAAAATCCTCGGAGCTAACCGACGCCCAGTTGGCCGAAATCATTGCCGGTTTGGAGAGTCTTTTGGCCGAGCAAAACTAGCAAAAACGTGTTGCGCTTGTGTTGCGCTTGTGTTGC